TCCCCACCGGTAAACTCACTTGCTGAGAACAACACTCCAGTAACGCCGCTTTTAGTAGAGTCACTAGTTAAAAACGCACCGCCTATTGTAGTTGTGCCATTGATTGAAAACACGGCTACTGCTGGTGAACCACTAGGGTTAACGGTGGAGCTATTACTAATTTGCGAAGGGTCGGCGTAAGTTGGCACACCAAAGGCCGCTGCTGGGCGGGTTGATTGGCTGTAAGTGGTGTTCTCACTCCATGTACGCGCAGTGGTCGAGTTAATTGCTGTAGATGTTACGGTTTGTGACCGAGATACCGTCCAAGTAGAGCCACTACCGCTACCAGAAATATTAGCTGTAATGTAAGTACCGGGAAAAACACCGGTGCCCGTAATCATCTGCCCAATAACAATCGTACCAGTAGCTAAAGTACCAATAGTTAGCGTGGTGCTCGCAATGCTGGAACCAGTCGAAGTAAACGACGCGGTTGCCATAGTGTCGCCCGCAAGCGGGTTAACCGATGCGCCGGTACCATATAAACCAATAAACCAAGCAGCAGTGTAGGCTGGGTTGGTCTGCACAGCACCAAAATAACGAAAATTCATATCAAGCAAACCGGCGTTAGTCACTAGATTGTGGTTTTCTTCTTTCCACTTCAGGTTCCCGTCTTTGTCGTAACACAGAACGTGGAACACACCCCCTGCTCGAACCTTGTCATAGCCTGCGGTTGGTCTGATGACTGTAGCTTGGACAATATCGTTGCCCGCTGCTTTTACGTTGTTCATACCTATCTCCTCAAGGAAAACGAATTAGTGCCGTCGTTGCCGTATTTGCTGGCATCGTAACGGTGTTGCTTACACTACTAAAAATCTTGTCAGACCCAAAGTCCAGAACCGCTACTGACTTATTACTCTGCGTGACGTTGTATATCAGCGCACCACGGGCAGTAAAGCTGGCTCCCGGCCAAGACACATCAGCAAAATCAACATAGACGGTACCCGCATCAGGGCCGGTTGTTTGTGTGCTAATTGTCACACCCGTCATGACTACGCCACCTGCTGTATAGCCCGTGCCGGTTACTTCATTCGTTGTTGTGTACACAGTGGTTAACTGCCCGATGTCAGAAAACGCGGTGTACAACGCCATCTTTAATGTATCGGTCGCCAAGTTCTGCCCCGCTTGGAGCATCTCTTGTTTAAAGCTGTTTGTGAGTCCCTGTTGGATAGGCATTACGGATTCACCTTAATCTTAGCCTGACCATCGCGGTAAGCATCACCACGCTCAAGACCTGTACCCAGACGGTTCAATTGACCCATAGCTTCCTGATACTTCTTCTCGTACTGCGCGGTCAAATCAACTTCGCCCTTTAGGAACGTATACGCTTCTACCAACGTGCCATACAGCAATACCGGTGAGTAGTTATCGGCAAGCCATGAAGTACCCGCAGTTGTAATTGACTCGGGGTAATAAAAATAGTGCAACTCCACGTTGTAGACAGCGTCAGGTGTTGGTCCAAGAATAAAGCTCAACTCATCTGTAATGACGCTGGATGCAACTGTAGGGCCAAACAAAGCGTAGTACTGTGGCAAGCCAGTAGATGATGGGTTGGGGTACGCCGCCCGAATGTAGTTCACATCCTTGTTCAGCAAATACTCATAGTTCCCGCTACCGTCGATAACCGCCATCGAGAAAACGGACAGAAAGTCGTTTGGGCATGACAAGTATTTATTGCCGCCAGAAGTTACGCCGGTTACGTTCTTACGCAGAGGCGGAATTTGAACCGTATTGTATATACGCTCTTCTGCTTGGGTAATAAACGTATTGATCTGTTCAGTGCCATCAGACGTAGTTGTGCCTGTACCTGCTACGTTCGTCCACGTATTCGACGGGAAGTCGTTTTGCAGGTAGTTCTTAACATCAATGAACAGTTCGGTATACGTCATGATTAGCCCATCGGACCACGGCACTTAATGCCTTTAGTAGCGGCACCTGCACCACGCATGGTGATTTCGCCGTTCTTGTTAATCTGAGTAGACGCTGGATCACCCGCGCTTACACGACGTGCTGGCATACCGCCGGGAGTAGACTCTTTAGCACTCATAGTATTAGGGTCAGCTCTATAGTTAGTGCTATAGCCAGTACCCATCGTAATGGTCTTACCAGACATAGTGTGCGGCTCCGCGTAAACAGCAGCTTGGCCTATTTCTTTGCCTTTAACTTTTTGCGAGAACTTAGCCATTATCGACCTCTGCCAGTAGATTTCTGGTTCATGGCGCGGGCAAGGTTGCGGCCATATTTACGCATGGCTTCGCCAGTCACACCACCTTTAGCCATGCCGTGCATCTTTTTCTCATGGCCTTTGACCGCCTTCTTAGCAATCTTTTCCATGACAGGCTTATCTTGTTTAATGTCTTCGTGTTTCATGTCAACTCCTAAGTAATTGTCACACTACCTACTATACCTCTAGGGGCCAAAGCATTGGGCGTCAACCCCGCGTCATTCCCACTCGCCCCACCAACCGGTGCCCAACCCCACTGAAACACCCGGCTACCACCACTAGGATCGCCGTTTGATTCTTCTGACGAGCTAGGCGTATTCGTTATCTGTAACCCTGTGTACCCAGATTGCAAGTAACTTACGTCTGGCCTTGGTTCCCGAACCGCTTGCGGGTCGTTCACTGGGTATAACCCCAATGATAGCTGCGGCTGATCCGGTTCCCAACACGTCTGACACACTTTAATCGAGACCTGCTTGGTCTTGATCGTCAGCTTGCGCAACTCCTTCAACTTGTAGCGAAACCCACAGCGGTCGCACTCCGAGATACTGTATTTACCGGATGAGTACTTACTGCCCATTACGCCCTCGTTTTACCACGAATAGCGCACCCATCGGCGCGTTGCGACGCAGTTTTGCGCTTTACCGTTCCGCCCTTTTTCATCCCGCCGGTTTCCCAATCAGGACGATCTGCTACTGGTTTACGCCCTTCTACGTACTGAAGCGTATCGCTGGCTTTGTCCGCAGTAGTAGCCATATCTTTCATTTTGTTAAGTTGTAACGCTCCACGCGACATTTTGTGTACCAGCGGGACTAATTTTGCACCCGGGACAACACCTAACAATTCCAATGCAGCATCGCCATACCGCTTATCTTTTGCCGCTACCTTTGCATCTCCAATTGACGTAACAACCCCCACCCCGGGGGTTAAATCTGCCGCCAACTTGGCCTTCGGGTTTTCCTCCGACCACCGCCGGTATTTGTCGATAGCATCAGCCATACATCACCGATAGAATGTAGTACGCGGCACAAACCGATCTGGTGCCTTCTCGCGGTCTTCCTGCGATGCCAACTCCCAAGCTTCAGCGTATTCAGCCTTTAAAATACTCATGCGGTCGAGCGAAATCTCTGGCAGTTTTAAGGCCAATTTAGCGGCCAATCCTGCTATCAACGCGTTTTGGAAACGGAACGGGATGTCTTCAACGTTCACGCCCGTACCTGCATCCACCATACGGCGCAGTCGCCAATACACAAAGTAGTAGTACGGACTCGCCAAACTACCCTGATCCGGTGACGGCCACACATTAATCTGCGGGTATGCGGGAGTAGCGGCCACCGCGTCCGTAGTCTGTCCAGAGCGGCGGTTTACCCACACCTGAATTGGACGGCCTTGTGTTAACTTGTTTGGGATTGTGGAGTAGGTTGAGACGCTGATTCGGCTGATGTTGATGTCCGTCTGGTTAGACACTTGTCCGGGATCAGTACGAATAACATGCTCCAGAAGATCCACGGTATCGTTAGGTAGATCATAAATGTACTGTCCTTGCACTAATGGAATCTGCCCCTGCTCCACTGTCCAGAGGTTAATACCCCGGTTAGCCCATTCGGTAATAAGCAGGTTGAGGCTACGTCGCGCCGTGCGGAAGTCATAGCCAGTACGCAACTCTTTGCCGCAACGCTCAAAAGCCTCTTCGAATATCTCGTTGAGGTCTGGGTTAAACGCAGTTGTTGACGTAGTTACGGCCATTTAAACCATCCGTCCTCTAGTTTTACCACGCTGGGCTATGCCATCTCCACGAGACGAAGCGGATTTGACTGTACCACCCGCCTTCTTGCCTGTCGCTTTTCGTCTGGCTTCAGCACGTTCTTTAAACCCCTTCATATCGGCTTCCATGTCTTCAAAACCCGATGTCGGGGCATTTTTGAAGTCTTTAATCGCCTGATCCGCAACGGTTTGACGTTGTTTAAATACGTCTGATGAAACTTCTTGGTTATTGTGAAAGTATTTACCATCCACAACACGGAAATCATTTGTTGTTGGGTTTATATCGGCCATTATCTGTACCCCGCTGTTTTCTTGGCTACGCCCTTGGGCTGTGCAACGAACTGCTTACCTTTTGCTTTCCCTGCCCGCTTTGCCTTCGTCGTGGCTGCATACTCGGCTGGGCTTAATGCCTTGATTGCCTTTTCCGGGAGATACCTCTCGCCGGTCTTTGACGATGGCTTTCCTGACTTGGTTCGCCATTTCTGGTCCCCCCAGTCTTTCAAGCTTTTCTGCGGCGCTTTCAATCTCTGTAGCCCCCACCTGCTGCTTTGTACTTCTTAGCCACGAGTTGTGCTTTTCTCGCGGACCACTGACCTGCGCCTGTGCCATGGGTGGCTGCGGACTTTACTTGGCTTACGATCTTCTTGCGAAGTTCTGGCTTGGTGTAGTTACCAGCAGCGTTGACCTTCCCACCTTCTTTGTACTGTGTAAAGTCAGTATTATCCCGACGCGCTTTCTTTTTCGCGCCGGGCATCTTGGAAGGGTTGATGTCCCCCATACCACGCGAGGCCATCATGCTCTTGTCTTTCCGCGTATAGCTATACCGTCAGCACGGGCGGAAGCGGACTTTACAGATCCACCCGACTTTTTACCGGTCACAGTTTTTACTGCGCGGTTAATTTTGGCTGGCATAGACTCGGGGTTTTTAGCATCACGAACCGCCATGCGTTCCTCCGCAGCTTTATTCTGCTCCGGAGTCCCCATTACTTTTTCGTATGCTTGCGTAGCTAAACTTTTTCCTTCAGCCATGACGGCCTCCTATTAGCACTTTCCGCCGTACTTCATGCCTTTGTTACCGGCCATAGTAATCATCTTGCCTTTGGTTTTACCTTTAACAGCAATACCGTCACGGCTAGGGGCAGCAGTTTTAACAGCGCCCATCTTAGTCATACCGCCAGCGGCCATCTTCTTTGCTGGAGCTTTTTTCTTCATCATTGCCATGAAGCCGGGGTTCATTTTCGAAGCCATATCACCACCTTGTTTAAAAGATTTACCTTTGTCCGCCGCAGCGAACTCCTTACCCACGGACTGCTTAATACCAACCTTCTTTGCGAAAGCAGGGTTGTGGGCAACCGCTTCCATTAGGTTATGCTGCTTTTTGGACACGGTAGGCATATCAGACCTTAACAATCCAACCTTTACCCATGACAAACCCAAACACCAGAATGCCAATCCAAATCAACGCTTTCTCAACGACTGTTTTGCCTATCTTCTTGTAAAGCTCTGAAGACAACTCTTCAATCGCAATCTTTGCGGCTTCTTTGGCGATAAGCCTTTCGCGTTCTGTTAGTTCAATATCAGACATGATTAGCACTTCCAAGCCCTCAAACTTTTATTGATACGGCTATTCGGATCGTTCGCGGTTTTCGACGAGGTGAGCTTCTTTTTCATCCCTTCCATTCTGGAACAGAATGATTTTTTCCTTGCGCCGCCTTCCGGCTGGGGGGCTTTCAACCCCGGCTTCCCCGGATTCGCTGCGTTGTAGGAGGCTCGCCCTTTGGCGTTTAGACCACCCTTGGGATTTTTGCCCTCTTTCCTCGTCCATGCCGGAGACTTAGCCATAGAACACCGTTGTCGCGCTTACGTTAGATAAATCTACGTATATACTTGTTTGAAAAACAATACCCTCGCCGGGTAGTAACACGTAAATAGTAAACGTATCACTAGTGCCTACATCAAGCTCACAAAGAACTGAACCACTAGAACCACCATCACGAAATTTAATGTAACCATCTGTACCATTGCCACGGTAAGACACGCTTTTTAGGCGTGTTCTACCATTAAAAGCAGTACCTGATGCTGTTAGGTGTGCTGTCTTAACGTCTGTTTGCATCATGATGATGCCCCCCTAATTAGTTTTGAGTCGAAGTAGGGTTAGCGTTGCCGTTAGAGTCACGAACGATGTATTCAACCGTAACAGTAATGGTGCCAGCAGTAGCATCAGCAGTAGCTGCGGTAAACGTACCGTAGATGATTGCGTCAGTTGTACCAATGTTGTCGTAAACGCCCGAGGTAGCCGCTGCAATAGTAGCTGGGGAGGTCTGAACAGCCGAAGTGCCGGTGTTGACCGAGGCCATGTACAGGTTAGCGGTACCAGCACTGCCAATGGTAACGCCGCAGTTAGACGCGCCAGTTAAAGCTGTATTAACTTCAAGGCCAAAACGAACAATCTTAGCGCCAGCAGGAACCACAAACATCAGTTGCGCTGTGGGGCTTGCCAAAATGACAGAAGCAGGAGCCGTATAAGTTTGGGCAACGATAGTTGCGCCCATGTTACGAATTGAGCCAGCAGTAGTGCCAGTGGTGTTTTTAACGGTGCCCAAGAGCCAAGGGCCAAGGTGAGATGCGAATCCCATAATATATTGTCCTCACATGCGAGTTAAGTACGCCAATTTGCATGTAACTAGCCGGGGCTATTTGGCATACCGGTGTTCCCGGTTTATTACTTTATACCATACAAAAATGGGGGGCGATAGCCCCCCATTTCTTTACGACGCTGCGCCGGGCGAACCGTACATGCCCAATGGGTCAGAGAAGCCGAACGAGTAACGCTCACGAGCCTTGTAACGAACGTTGCCGGTATCGAAGTCTCCATCCATTGAGTTAGCCAGAGGCGAACGAATGAAGTGCTTCATGCCGTTTGGAACGTCAGTGGTCAGGAACCATGCGTTTGTATCGGTCAAGAAGTGGTTCACAGTGTAGCCTTCTGGGATCGAACCATTGTTCTTCAGTGCGTTGATATCGTTATCGGTAGTGCCGACGCGAAGTTCGGTTTCCAGCAAACGAGTAGCAACGAACATCAGAGCAGGAGGAACAATCAGCTTTTTCGGCTTGGCGGCGATCAGCAGACCACGCTCATCAGTCCATGCAGCGATTTGAATAACGGCGGCTTCAAGGGAAGTCTCGTTCAAATCGGCAGCGGTTGCTGGCGTGTTGCTGTTAGTGCCACCAGAAACCAGCGGATGCGAAGTTGAAAACAGAGCAACACCATCACCACCCGTGAAAGCAGCGGAGAAGCCGTTGTTCAGAACCGCAGCAGCTTTAACTTGCTTGGTATAAGCCATCGAGCGGGCGAGAGCTTTCGTATAACGAGCCGACAGGGAGTCGTACAGGTTATCTTCGATTGCCTCTTCGGTCAGAGAAAAGCCCTGAGCGATAGTCTCGTGGTTATATCGAGCAGTCCAAGCTTCTTGGCCGTTGTCGTAACGAATAGCAGAGCCTTCATTTTTGACAGGTGCGGCTGAGAAGCCAGACAGTTTGGTTTCTTCTTCGAAGGAACGCTCAGAGGTCTCTGTTTCGTAGATCTCTTTGTGCTCTTCGCCATAACGTGCATATTCCAGACCGAACAGGGCGTTCAGGCCGGGCAGCAGCTCTTTAAGTAGTTGTGCGCGTGAAATAGCCATTTAGTTTCTCCTTAAGCGATGCTGGTGCCAGCGTAATACTGATGCTGACCAAAGTTAATCTTGACCAGAATCTCTGGATACTGCATAAACACAAGCGTAGAACTGGCGCCAAAAGCTGCGGCAGGAGCTTGGTTCAAGATAAACGAGGTAGCACCGGCAGAAGCGGCTGTATCAACAAAAGAACCCGAACTGATATATTGACCGTTCGAACCCAGCGAACCAACATCAGTGCCAACTGGCAACGCAAACGGCAACGCCGAACAGGTCACAGTAGCAGTAGAAATGCTGGTATATGTTGCCGTACCCAAAGAAACAGCCGTGTCAGGCACTAAACCAAGCACGCGAACTGGCAAGGTGTTTGTGGTGGCAGGAGTATCAGTAGGAGCCAAGATTGCGTTCCTAGAGTTGCCGGATGCGGTGCTACCTGTATTGTTGATCATTGCCAAATTTTGACCGATCATGGCGCGAGCGCCAGAAGCAATAACAGTAGTAGCAGAGCAAACAACACCCTTGAAAACTGCGTCAGGGTCGTCAGAAACAATAGCTACTGCATCACCAGCCGCAGTTGATGCAGGCCAGAATTGTTGAAATTGCTTTTGTTTTGTGACGGGGTTGGTAAACGAACATCCCAAAAAGATGCCGGTTTGGTTACCTGCTGTGCCAGTAGACACAGACAAGCGGACGATTTCACCACGAGACAAGCCTACGTAATCACCGTAGAAAATGTTCGTAGAATAACCATTAGTGATTGGATACTCACGAGTAGAACCCGCAAATACCTGACCTCCGATCAAATTGACCGGCTGTAGCCCGTAAGGGGCATCTACAACAGGATATGCCATAATTTACTCCAAAAAATAAAAGTTACTTGCCTTTGCCAAAGCTAACCTCAGTCTTCCGCTCATTGAACAGAGGCATACGAGGATCGTTCTGGCGCATCAAATTGTTGTCCACGGCCTCAATCTGGTTGTCAGTTTGTCTTTGATAGTGAGCGTTACGCTGCTCAACAAACTCGATTGGGGTCTTGCATAACAACAATCCACCAACCTCAATATTGTCCTTAAAGCGACTATTGGGGTCGGCTAACAGTTGAAATTTTGGTTGTTCGGCCAACGTAACAGGCTCCCATCCTTCCCGCAGTTTTGCGGAAATATTGCGTGGGTCGGCATTGTTCAACGTTGAAACACGAATCCATCTGTACGCGTAACCGGGCTGCTTATCTGGTTCAGGCAAAAGCTCAGGTGGTGCCCACTGCTTTGGGCGTTCCTGCACGGCACGAGTTTCGAGTTCACGACTAAGTTTGTTTTCAGCCATTTTTGGCCTCCATTTTCATAATTTCACGGGCGTATTGTTCGGGTGATAGGCCCAAACGCTTGGCAATACTCAACTGCGATTGTTTAAGCACGATCTTTTTGGAACCAGTGCTACGGGTCGCAGGAGCAACAACCGTGGATGGTTTGTCTGTGCGCGAGGCGGGTTTATCCGGCTGCGTAGAATCTTGGAAGTAGTCCGAGAAGCGTTGACGCATAGTGCTGTCAATCTTCTGCCAATACTCGTCGGTGGACGTATAGTTTTGGCCGTACTGTTTGACTAGTTTTTGATGTAGCCCAAGTGCAAGACTAGTCATCTCCTCGTCCTGACCGAACCATGTATTGCGCTCTTGCCACGCAACAGCTCTTGGGTCAGGGCGAGCCACTTGTGCTTCTGGCTGAGGTTGTACATCATTTTCCTCATGTTGTAAAGAGGGAACGTATTCTTTTGCTTTTTGCAACTTATAGTTAGCTTCGGCAATCTTACGTTGCGCCTCTAACAACTTTTCAGAGTCACCTTCTTCGTAAGCCGTTTTATATGCCTTTTCGGCAACATTTAACTCTAACTCGGCGGCATTCTTATAGGTATCTAAATAGGATTTTTCACCGTCAGAAATCTTAGTTTTAAGTTTCCTATTCTCGTCAAGCACCCGCTTGGCCAAGTCTTCAGCCGCTTGGCGCTCTCTTAGAGCAGACTCTTTCTCCCGGCGCTCGTCATGCCACACCTTCTTCATCTGCTTTAGGCGGGTTTTAACCTTCTCGGAATAGTCCTCAAGTTCATCTTGTTCAAGTTCTTGTACAAGTTCCTTGGGCATAGGCTCCCGGCCACGATCTTGCTCCGGGGTATCGTCTTCAACTTCAAAGTCTAGGTTGTCCTGCTTGGCTTCAGCTTTACCACCTTCTTTTAGTTCCTTTTCGTCCGGGAACTCAAATTCTGTCTGGTCCATTTATATCTCCTTATGCGCGGCTAATGCCACGGGGGTCTTGAACGACAGCTTCTACTGTGTCGTCGTTAATCATGCGGAACTCTTTGCCATGAATCTTTAGGCGTGTACCGCTATTAGGACGAGCCAAAATAAAATCCCCCGGCTTACACCACGGGCCGTTTGGAAAACGCTTTTCGTCTTTGTAGCAATCTGGGCCTAACGACACAACAAAAAATACCGTTGCGAGTACTTCCTCATAGTGACGAGTTGTGTCAGCTTTAATGATGCCGCTCTCGTACTTTTCTTCGGCTTCTGGTAGCGTCACCAAAATGTGATACCCCGAAGGTTGCGGTAGTTGTTTAGCTTTCTCTTCCGCTGTTTGTGGTACTTCCCCGTCTTCTGTTGCAATGATGATTGAATCAGTCATCGTCGTTACGCTCCATTTGGTCTGCAAGGTCTAATAAAAATCCTTCTGCGATGGATAGACCTCGAATCTCCCCGCACATTGCACGATACTCCGTGTAATCCTTTGCAGTGCCCTCGCTCACCGCGTGAGCAAGTTGCGCTTGTTTTTCATTAATCTTGTTTCGAATAATCTCCAGTGCTTTGTCCACTGATTACTCCTTGGTAGGTTTCTGTTTTGCCATACTTGCACGGATTCGCATCTTCTCTAGTTCTCGCTTGGACTCTAACTCCATACGATCCTTGGTTGCCTGCATACCAAGCCTTATACCGTCGGCCTGCATACGAGACTCAAGCTCATTCTTGGAGTGAGTAGTTTTTGCGCCAACCTGAAGTCCTGCGATTTCCTTCTGCGCTTCGATACGTTCTCTTTCGATATCCAACTTGTCTGCTTGAGTAGCGGCATCAATCTCCAGTTTCTTGCTCTTAAGATCAACTTCTTTTGCTTTAAGCTGCAACTCTTGCTGTTGCATTTGGATAACTGGATCTTGCGCAGCTTCTTGCGCTTGTTGTTGCGCGGCTTCCGATTGGTTCTTCTGGAGCAACTTGGCAGACGCCATAGCCATCATGCTGGCAATCTGGTTCTCAATGTCTTGCGGTATGACTTCGTCATCCTTAGTATGAGGCAGAGGTACGCCAAGCATTTCTTCAATCTGTTTGCGGTATTGAAAGGCAATGTGCTCGTTAATGTGCGCCATACCTGCGGCCATCATTGCTTGCGCTTGAGGGTTTTGCCCCACAATTTGTGCGATTTTGGGGTCTTGCATAGCAGACATATGCACTTGGATATGAGCCTCATGATCTTGATGCGCAAACGCTTTGACTGGCTTCATATTAATAATCGCCATGTTCTCTGCCACAGGATCTTTTGGTTTCTGATCTTCTGCGCCGGGGACAAGTTTGGCGATGTTCTTAATGCCCAGAACTTCAAGCATCTGTTTATTCAACTCAACCATGTCATAGATTTGCGGTGTTGCTTGAGCCATCTGCATCACAGCCTGATACTGCACAACTTTCTGCGACATAGTTGCGGCATTAGGGTCTGATACTGGGATTACATCCACATCGTCGTAGTCTTTACGGCGGACCATACGGTCGCCATCAGCCGGGTCGTAGCTGTACTCCTCCGGTGCGTAAGCAGCAATGATGTGTTTCAAGAGCTTGAACTCTTGCTTCATAGCAAAGTGAATGCGAGCCTGAACAGCAGACATCACCTTCAGTTGGCGCTCCAGCAGTGCTAACGTTGTTCCAACAGGGGCTTGTGCCGACATATCAGATACTTGTAGATCCGCAGCCGCCGCAAAGCGTCTTCCCTCGTCTACTATCTTATCCATCAAACTAGCCAATACTTGGCTCGGTTCCTTGTATGGCAGCATCATTATGTTGTCGCGTATGGTGCCTGACGCCACATCTACATCACGGAACTCGCCCGGAGCGATAGGTGTATCGTCTCCTTTAGTGCGCATACCTTTAGTCTTCAGACCGCCCGGCAAGTTAGACAGTGTGCCCGCGTCTACGAGTTGTCTGAGGATCGAAGTACCTGACTTTGCGTATGCACCAATCAGATGGATCAAGCCAAAGTAGTAGAAGCCAAAGCCGGGGATGTAGCCGTAGTGTACGAAGTGGGTGCGTTTCTGTTTAGTCTCGTCATCCGGCTCGTAGTTACGGCGAATAGCCAATATTGTGTTGGTGCCCTTCTCAATAGTTACGATGTATGGCAGAGCAATACCGTCCGGGTCTTCATAGCCTTCGAGGTCTAGGTCAACCTGCATCTCCAAGAGCTTATAGCGGTCGTCAGTGGTAGCACGAAAGCCCATTTTCTCGGCAATCTTCTTCTCCACATCATCAAGCGAGTTGACTGGGTCGCCCATATCAACGTCACGGTAGAACCCCGCTACCATGAGCTTCTTTAGCTCGTTCTCTGTTTTGCGCATCACATGCGTTACACGCGGGGCGGTCTGCAAATTACTAGCGCCATAGGGCACTACAACGTCTTCAGCAGGGACAAAAATAGCCGCTTGCCGATCCAGTGACGGGTCGAAATACACTTTCTTGAACGCGTTACCTGACAGCCCCAAGCCCCACAACATGCGCTCATGCTCCCCGCGATACTCAGTCATTACCTCGGTAAGCTGATAGTTCATATCATTTTGGACTCGTTCAGCCGCTTTTTTCTTCTCTGGAGTTTCTTTGCCAATGATTTGCGTTTTAACCGGACCAGCAGCCGGGAAAGTCGCCATGATGGTTTCGGATTGGAATTTAACCAGTGCTTCAGATAACAACGGATGGTATACGCCACAGGCACCCTCCCACGGTTCGCTCCGCTCTTCTAGCTTCATACCCAACAACTCAAGGCCGTCTACATAAGTCTGCATCCAGTCTTTGCGGCTGGATATGTCGTCCTCGTAGTCAGAAATAAGGTCCGAGGCCAAGCTCTCAAGCGCATCTTCACTGATCTTCTCAGCAAGGTTCTCGTTAAACTCGTCGTCCTCTTCCTTACCCGGCTCAATCTCAATCTCCAGATCACCCATGCCAATAGTTACTGACTCGGGGTCTTCAATCTCAATCTCCAGATCCGGCTCCATAGGCTCGGGCTGCATACCCATAGCGCCTAGCCCAATAGGGGCTTGATTTAGTGCTTTATCGATTGCCATGATTCTTCCTTAATAGTACGGTCGTTGCCGCCTAAATTCTCTAACTTCTTCAGGCTCATCCAAGTCCGTGCGGATGTACCCACCTCGTCTAAAGCGCATCATTGCAAGGGATACAGAGTCAACATAGTCGTCATGCTCCCCACCGGGGAACGATGCAACCTCGTCTACGACCTCCTCTGCCCATTGTGTGTTGGGTACCCAAACCCGTTTGGATGCAAACAGATCAGCGACCGCATTCAACCTCGAAATCTTGTCATTGCCTTTGCCGGGCGTAAACTCCTGCACCGGAATCCCCATCGACCTCATCTCATATATAAGAGGCGAACCCGTAGCTTTCTTCTCAATAATAATTGAGTCGGGGTCCCACTCCTTGAACTCCTCAATTGCCTTCTTCTTTAGGGATGGAAACTCCAACCGGTCCCGGAACGCATTTAGGAGAATAATGTTCGCCTGTGAAATCCCAGCGTCATCCGGTTGGTAGAACACCCCCCATGTCGTACACGCGCTGTAGTCGGCACGGTTATTTTTCTCAAATGCCGTATCCCAAGACTGTAGTACAAACTCACAATGCGGTGGGGACTCTTCTTCCCAAATCTGCCACCACTCCCGCTTCACAATAGCTGACTGCTCGGAGGTGGGGTTCTGCATATACTGCGCCATCCACTTCTGGTTGGGCAGTTCTTCCTTTAGCGCGGAGAGTTCTTTCAAAGACCAGAACTGGGGCCACAAAGGATTCCCACTTGGTAGGATTGCAGGGAACTCGATAACCTCCCAGTCATCTCCACCCCGCTGCGACGCGGCTTTTACAACCTGACCAGTCAAATCTTTCTTTGACCAACGGGTCATCACTATAATAATAGAGCCGCCCGGCTGTAGTCGCTGACGCGGACCTGATGTATACCACTCGTAGACCTTGTCGTAGATCTCAGGGTTTATCTCGGCCAAGGCAGCTTCTTGTTCTGAGTGCGGGTCGTCAATAATTAGGATGTCGGCACCCTTACCAGTCACCGCACCGCCTACACCAATAGCGAAATAGTCACCACCTGCTGATGTATTCCATCGACCTGCCGCTTGAGAGTCAGCCCGCAGCCCAACACCCGGAAAAATCTCGTGAAATACCTCGGAATCGACCAAATTTCGCACTTTTCGACCAAATCCGACCGCTAATTCGGCTGTATGGGACGTCTGTATGACCTTTTTGTGCGGGAAATTGCCCAGAAACCAAGCAGGTAGTAGATAAGAAGCAAACTCGGACTTAGTATGACGAGGAGGCATATTAATAATAAGCCGTTTGCATTCGCCCCTAGCAACCCGCTCGAACGCCTTCGCCATCCTGACATGATGCGCTCCATCTATGAAGTGGGGCCACACTTTATGGACAAAATCCATAAAGTTATTAGCTGCATTCTCTCTTTTCTCTATTACTTCATGCTCTTCTAAGGAAGCGTAGAGGTCACGAAGCTGTGCTTCAGGCAAATTTGGAAGCATTTTCAAGAGATTTTGCAGCTCTTGGGGGTTCATTCTGGCTCTTCCTCCGGTTCTGGAGGCTCAAGAAGCCCTAATTCTGCTTCTAATGTGTCGTATTCGGGGGTTATATCAATGGTATTTGCAGCTTGAGCAGCCAAAAGACGGTTAATTTTGTCCGCAATGGCTGTTTTTAGGTCTTCGGAAGTGCGGTGGGTGATGGTAACTTCGGACTTCTCTGAGAAAGCACCGACATCGGAAAGCTTACCAAATAGCTCAATCGCCTTTAGCTCGTACCTAGCATCGCCACAAGAGGATATCTCAAGAAGTCTATTAGTTATATACGTCCGTGCTTGGGTAGCATCCAAGACAACCCGCTGGTCATACTCAGTTAGTAAGGCGGAGAGTTTAAGGGCAACGTTGCCCTGATATAAAGCTGCGGGATTGTATTGATCTTGGGAGGTTTTTTGCTTTTTAGCATCGACCTGCTTGAATAGGTCATGGGCTAACTTCTCGTCGTCCTCCGTCATTTCGAAGGGCATACCAAGTTCCGCCATAAGCGCAGCCGTGTTGGCAGCGACACGAGCATTATCCTGTAAAGACGCGCCGAATTCGTCGCCCAAATCTTTGGGGACTGGCACACCTTCCGTGGGCTGAATCTCAATTGTCATGTTCTGCCTTGTCTGTGAGACAGATTACTAAAAGCACTACTATCTAATACACCTGACCACTGCTATTTTCCCGTCTTGCCTACCATAGAGGTTCTAGAATCTATGGCTTCCGGTTCTGGGTTAGTCCGCTTTACGTTTTTGCGTCCAGCAATGATCATGTGTATTAGTCGGTACTCGCTGCACTGTTTGTAACAGGCTTTTGCCAATTACGCCACGCGGTGTGCGAAGCCAGCATCCGCTTTCTCGACGATGCGAAATATACCACGCCGTTTTAAAAAATAAAATA